TGCCGGACGTTTTCGGAATGTCGGCGCCCGTCCCGCTCGACGTTATGACCTGCGGTCGGAGGATGTTCTGCAGGTCGATTAAAAAGTCGGCATCGTTCATTTTGCTTTTCGTCCCTTCGGGTCGCGGTGCGTCGGCTCCGGATCGCGTTCCTCGATTTCCTCCCGGCTCGCCGGCCGCTCGTCCGTCGCCGGTTCATAGCGGCCGACAAAGCGCCAAAGGACTTCGTCTGGAACGTCGACGACCTCGCCCGCCTCGATGGGTTCCCCGCTACCGAGTTGCGTATTTACGAGGATTCGAACGCGCATAGCAGGAGAGGGTCGAGGGTCGAGGTCCGGGTCCGCTTATGCGGCGCCAGTGTCGGTCGATGCACAGAACGAAGCAGCGTGCCGGACGCCGACATCGCCGAGGGCATTGACGACGACCCGCACCTGATGATTCAGCGAGAGCGAATAAGGATCGACGACGACCTCGAGCGGAATCCACATCGCGAGAATTGCGTCGGACCAGTTCCCGTAGATAACCCGATTCGTCGGGACGATCGTCGAGGCGACCGCACGGTAGCCATTAACGACTCCGATCGGAGGCGAGCCGGCGGTCGGCGCCGAGCCAGCCGGCGGGATGACCGGAATAAATCCGGAGTCCTGCCAGAGATAGCCGCCCGTGTTCGTCGTCGGAGTTTTCGGGATGTTCTTCCATTTCCCGCGGGTCGCCGGCGTCGAGAGATAAGCCAGGTTCCCAAAGTCTGCGTTGGCGTTCGCGACCGCAGTCTCGAATTCGAGAACCTTTGCCCAAGTCGCAGCGCCGCCGAAAGTGACGGTCCCGATCCCGGCAGTTGAAAGGATGCCGGTCGGCTGCCCGCCGGCGCCCGAGCCAGCGATCACGGCCAGGTCGAACGCGCGCGCGACCGTTTGCGCCAGGTCGTCTCGGACGAACGCCTCGACGTCGATCGTCGACTGCACGACAAGCTGCCGACTGTAGGCCGTCGCCGCGCCATACCGTTTCGGCGAGAGCGGCACCTGGCCGAAAGTCTGATTCGACGGAACGATCGGCGCCGCCTCCGCGAGCCAGGCGCCCGTCGCGCCGGCCGTGACTGCCGGGATCGAGACGTTCCCCTGCAGGCCGAACATCGTCCGGACCCCGAGCATATTCGTCAGGAGTCGCGCGCGCAGGAGTTCGATCAGTTCAGAGCCGAGGACGTCGGTCTGAATTGTGACCCCACCGAGGTTCCCCGTCCCGGCTGCCAGGTCCGCGCGGGTCGCGCTGATAAAGGAGCGCTGCACGTCCCAAGGAATGAAAAAGGAGCGGTCGTTTGTCTTGAGACCGAACCGCTGCGCGAAAGCGTCGGAGGCCTCGCGCTCGAGGCCGGACAGACCCCCTTCGAAAGCGATCGACGCCATCGCGCGCAGAACGGAAAAGCGCCGGACGTCGGTCGGACTCATGCCAATATTCGGATCAACCTGGCGCGCTGGCGGAGCAGCCGGCGCCGTCCCGCGGGTCGGATTCGAGATCGACTCCATGAATTGCGCGAACGTCCGGCCGTCCGCAAAGGCGCGTTGCGCGGCCTCCGCGTGCGCAGGCCAGGCCTGCCCGTAAAGGGCGATTCGGCGCTGATCTTCGGACAAGACGACCGTGACCTGCGGCGGAGGCGAGGTCGGCGGAAGCGCTGCAGGAGCAGGAGTCGGATCCCCGGTGCGGGTTACGTTGACCGGCAGCGCCGGCGTGTTAACGGGAGGGTTCATATTCGAGACAGTTGTGAGTTCACGACCGACGCCGACCGAATCGTCGGCCGGGACACTGACGACGGAGACCTCCATCGGCTCCCATGACGTAACGCGATAAGTGTCGTCGTTGCCTTCCGTCTTTTCCAAAACGGCAGCATTGACCTGGTAGCCGACTGAGATTTTGGACCGGATCCCGTCGACAATGTCTTTAAAGACGATGTCGGCCTCCGGACTCCGGGAGAAACGGACCTCGGCTTTTAGCCGGCGATCCTCGAGCCAGGCGCGTTCGACGACTCCGATCTGCCGGTCCGGATCGTGACCGAGCAGGAGCGGCGCCCGGTTTCGCATGCGATCCATCGAAACGGAGTTGCGACCATGGTCGAGGATCTCGAATCCGAACCAGCGCGCGCAGGGTTCCTCGCTTGAGACCGCGATCTGGACCGTCCGCGCTTCCTGGTTAACGGCCTCGCGCGCGACCTCGACGCACCTATGCAGCCGCCCGAGACCTGAAACCGGCGACGTGATTTGCTCGATCGCGACTGGCATGTTTCTACCCTCTAGAAAAACGTTCCGGTTTTAAGTGACCGTTTCGCTGTGGCGCCTCCGGCTCGCCCGAGTCGTCGTCCTCATCGTCCTCGTCGTCCTGCTCCTGTTTGCCGGAGACCGCCGGCGCCGGCTCCGCCGGGACATCGGTCGCCAGGTCGAGCGCCTCGAGCGCCTGCTCCTCGGCAGACAGTTCCTTAAAGGTCTGACCGACCTCGCCTCCCTGCTCGGCGACGATCTGCGTCCGGCTCCGGACCCGGAGTGCAACGGCCTGCGCCGCGGCGCCGATCTCTTTCTGCGGGTCGACCCATGACCAGCGCCGCGCGCGCCAGATGACCTCGTCAAACGTGCGCGCCTCTTCGATCGAAAGCGGGATCGCGCCGAGGACCGACTGCGCCATGAGCCAGGCGCGAAAAACCGGCTCGCAAAACCCGCGAATAAATTCGTCCTGCAGGACCGTATACCCGTCGCGCTCGTCAAGGAGGCCGACCCGCGCGCTCGAGTAATTCACGCTCTCGAGGTCGCCCGTTAAAGTGTGATAGGAGACGTCGCCCGCCATCGCGATCCCGCGCAGCATGCATTTAGAGAAGCTGCCGAAATTGGCGTTCGGATGCTGCGGATCGAATGACTTGATCTCCGACCCGGCCGACAACGTTTCGAAGGTTCCCGGCTGCGCGTCGACGACCGTGTTCCCCCCTTCGTCGGTCCCGTCGCCTTCATATTCCTGGCCGGCCGGCGGAATGATAAAACCCATTTTCGCCGCGGAGACCCGCGCGGCGACAAGCTCGGCCTCTTCGTACCCGCCGAGCATATTGACCCGCGGGATCGCCGAGAAAAGCCACGGCACGCCGCGGGTCTGCCCGATAAAATCCTGCAGATACCAGTGCACCATTTCCTCCGCCGGGATCCGGGTCCGCTCCCCGCGGCCGACCCGCTGCGAGCCGACGAGGAAATCGTCCGGATTCCGCCGGTAAGCGTGATAGGCCGTGCGCTGACCCGCGGCGTCGAATTCGATCGCCATCCGGATCTCTGACCCGTTCGCGGCGCTCCCGTTGTGCTGCTCGTCGAATTGCTCCGGCACGAGCCACTCGAGGGAAAGGAGAAACGGGTTCGAAAGGTTCGGGACCAGGCGGAGGAAAATCTCTCCGTCCGTGCAGCCGTTCCGGAGCGCCGCGCGCTGGACCTGGATCCAGGTCGAGCGCCGGTCCGTCGAGACCCATGACGAGCCGGCCCACTGGCGCCAGCGCTTCTCGATCGCCTCCGCCTCCTGTTTGGAGAGCCGAAAGCCACTCTCCGCCCCTTCCCGACCGAGGACGCTTAACTGCACGCCGGAGCAGCCGGAGACGTTTTTCTCGACCAGGCGCGAATATCGCCGCGCGTAGGGTTCGTTTTTGACCAGTTGTCGGGACCGTCCTCGCATGACCCGGAGTTGACGAACCAGGTCGGAGTCGATCGAGACCATGCTGCCGGAGAAATCGAGGGTTAGTCGGGACTGCGCTCCGGCGTCATAACCGCGACGCTGGCGCTGGAACGTCCGGACCATCGCCGCGGCGGAGGCCTGCGCGGCGCCGACCGGCACGTATCCGAGCCGGCGCATGACCTGTGCGACCCATTTCATAAGGGAGAGAACCGAACGAGGACGCGCCGCCGATTGCCACCAGACCCGGCGCAGCCATTGACGCAGGAGGCGCTATTCTTTTCCGCGGCGACCAGGTCGCGCGCGGCAGCCAGGGCGCGGAAATATTCGTCGAGCGACCGGAACTGCACGAGGACGCCGTCGACCGTCATCGATGCGTAGCCACTCGCCGCAATCTGCGGACCGATCGCCTCGAGCGCCGCGAGCATGCGCTCCGCCGGCGTGAGCGCGCTAAAGGCCTCCGATCCGATCGAAGGACAAGCGGTCGACCGGCCGGAAAGAATGACCGCGTTCTCCGTGAATCCTCTTTGCGCGCGGATCTGCCAGACGATCGGACCCGCCGGCAGGCTCAAAGTCTGCAGCGCATCCATCGAGAACCCGTAAAGGGTCGGCGACCCGGCGACCGAAACGCCGTCGAGGGTCACGATCGAGTCGGTCGTCCCCTGGAAAAAGGTTTTAAGGGTCCAACCGGAGGTCGACGGATAATCCGGCGCCGAGGTCTGCCAGGTGAAGGAATCCGCCTGGACCCAAGCGGCAGGCGGACCTCCTGTCGTGCTGAAACTGCAAGGCATCCCATCCTTGCGCCGAACGTTCCGGTTTTAGACCCGAGAAAGGAAAAGGCCTCCGGGAGCGCCGGAGGCCTGATAGCGGGGAGGCCGAACCAAGAAGTCAGGACCTCGAGCCAACCTGACCAGACAAGACCTGGCGAATGGCGATTGCTTCCTCTTTCGAGAGCTTGGTCTTGCGACGCAGTTTGCTGGCAAGTGTGCGCTGATTGACGCCTGAAAGATTCGCCAGCTTTGAAAGATTCAGGATCGGACGAAGCACGTTCAATTCTTCGGCCAAGGCATCAGGCGCCGGAATGGGATCGCCACATTTGCGCATGACCCGCAAACAGGCGTCGATCGCTTCCTCGATGTGCTTTGCAGCTTCGGCGCGCGTACGACCCGTCGTCATGCATCCTTGGATCGCGGGGGCGACCGCGATGAAGCATTTGTCATCTTCGTCCCACCAAATCTGCGTGGAGTAGGTGTGTCTTTTCATGGAAGGAAGGCTCTGATTTGTTTGGCTTGGTACCCCGGAATTGATTTGCGGTGCGTGGCGATCACGACCAGTTCACCCGGTCCGCGCCGCCAGATTCGATGGCTGCCCTGAATCCGATGCAGAGAAAAACCCAACCGCCCCAGAACGACTTCCGCTTCGGCGAGGGAGAGTTCGCGACCATCCTTGAGCTTCTCCATCAACTTCTCTGCACGACTCATGACGGCGACAGGTTGCATCAAATTTGATGCGTCGTCAAACGCGGAATGCACAAAATATGATGCGTTTTGACATCCCCGCTTAGAACCGGCGCCAGCCGCCCGCGAACCGTCCCGCCGGCCTCGAGACAAAAGGCGCCCGTCCCTTCCCGCCCGGTCCCGCCGGCGCCGGCGCCCGCGCCGCCGGCCGGGTG